GATTGTTTAAGGCATTTACTAATTCTTCTGCACTAGCATATTCTGAACCAGATAATCCAAATGCAGCTAAACATCTTCCCAAAGAACTTGAACTACAGTTCTCCATAGCACTTGTTTTATTTATAAAGTTTGCATTCCTATGTTCTTCTGCATGACCTACTGCATAAATAGTATCTGAGATATAAAGTTCAGTTTTAACTACAACTCTCTCATTATCATGGAATAATATTTCTTCATTAAATCTAGCTTCTGGAAAGTATTGTAAAAGATGTCTATGTCTTTCATTAACTGTAGAATATTTCTTACCTTTAATATCTACAGTTGGAATCTTATTGGCACTTGTTAAACATTCTTTTCTTCTTTCTTTAAAGCCGCCTTTACTTTTTTCTTCTGTCGCTTCTGTTTTTTTGGTTGTCATTGTTTCCTTCCTTTATTTTTTGGTTTTCTTTGATTTGATCTATATCTTTCTGAGCCTTTAGTTCTAAATAGCTTTTATTCTTAGCAATCATTTTGTCTTTAAGTTCTAATAAATCTAATTTCTTTCTAAGCTCTGATATTTCATTATCTCTTAAATGGAGTTGCTCAATGTTTTTCTTTTCATTGTTCTCATAAGCTCTAATTTTAGTTTGCATCTTTGCAAGTTCCATCATTACTTGATCTGTCATTTTTTCCCTTTCATTACTTCTTCAAATGTTAATTTATGAACAATTAAATCTTGTACTGCCTGACCAACTATAGCTCCTATGTCCATGTTAAGATTACCAAATAAAGATTTTCTTTGTTCTGCTGTTAGAACTACATAATCATTAAACCACATATCTAAACTTTTATTTAGTTGGCTTGGACTTAGATGATCTGCTGTAAATGTTCCGCCTTCTTCTTTTTTTGTCCACTCTTTCCCAATTGTTTTCATAAATTCCTTTTATTAATTAATACAAAAATAGTCAATAAATTATACAAATTATATTCAATTTGAGAGTTCATTATCAAATATTATTGTAGCATTAAAACTAAATGAGATTCTGTCCTTATCTTCATCATCAGTATTATATGGGTAGACTACATGAGATAATGAGTTTGGGAATAATATCCAATCTCTAACTTCTGGCATAACTCTATAAGAATTATTATTAAACATATTTTCTGATCCTTCTATAAACTCAGTTTGACCTGAGAAATCATTATGTTCTTTTGCGTTAGTTATTGAAATCATTTTAGGTATTTGTAAATAACCAACGCAGCTTAAATGATAATTACCATGAACATATTCAGTATGAGTATGAGTAGGTTGAAAATCGCCAGGTTTACTAATTACATACCAAGCTGAATTAATTAGAATAGATTTAATCTTTTGCTCTATATGATTTTTTACATAAGTATTAATAATTGGATCAAAAAACTTTTGTTTCCATTTAAGCATAATCTCTGGTGAAATTAGGTACTCTGCGGTTGTATGTCCAACCAATTTTTTAGACCAATCATGGTTCTTTTGTTTCTCTTTATCTTCTCTTATTTGTTTTAAATCATCTTGAAAGTCTTTCATTAATCCTAATGGCATAACCGCTTTAGCAACTGTTGAACCAAAAGGTTTAAATAATTTAAAATTTATTTTATCAGACACCACACATACCCTCACATTCATTATTAAACATATCTAATTGTTTATCGTTTTCTTTTTTATTAAACTCTACCTCATCTAAAGGTTTACAGCTTTTATGTAAATACAAATTATCTTTAATATTTTTTGCACCAGTTCTTATTTTTTTATCAAGTTCTATAGCTTCTTTAAATTCACTTAACCTTTCTGTTTTCATAAAATGCCAATAAGCATCATTATGATAAGGACACATTATACAAGCTGATTTTTCTGGTAAAGGAATTTTGTTTTTATTTAAATAATTTATACAATCTTGCCTAGACATTTTTAATTCTATTAATGGATGTCTGTTAAGTATATAAGGATCTCTTGATGGTTTCATTCTTTGTATTTCATCTGTAGAAATACCAATCCATTGTTCAATATACTTATCTTTTGGAAAATGTTTTTTATATCCAATATTACATAGTTCTCTTAATTTTTTTTTAATTGGTTGAATTTTATAATCTGAAGTGCATTGTCGTCTTAACATTCCCTTTTTACCAGTAATTACATTTTGAGTAAAAAATGGAGCTGTGGGAAATTTTGTATTATTTTTTATAGAATTAATCATATCTTCTGTAATATTACCTTTTGAAACCTTGTAAATTGGGTAAGGTAAAATTTTCTTTAAAAAATCTAAATAAGTATAAACAGCTTTAGGTTCGTTTCCAGTATCTGCAAATATTGCACAATCTGGTTTAGGTAATTCTCCATTAGCAGCCATTAAAGCCATTGTAGAACTTTGAACACCAGCACCTAAACTAATTACTACTAATGTTTTTTTCCTGTTTTCATCTATCATTATATTTCCTCCATATTGGTTAGTTCTTTTATTAAAATTTTATAAGCTGGTGGTCTATTGGGATAACCAAAATCTGTTAATCTTTCTGGTATATCTTCCTTAAATAAAAATGAACCCATAATACTAAAATTAAAATCCTTATCATTATCTTTAATAATTAAAATATATTTACCTTTCTTTTCTCCAGGTCTTATCAGTAAAAAATTGTATTCTTTTTTATCTTGGGTTCTTATCTCTATGTTATTTTGAAAGTCTGAGTCTGAATAGAATTGTTTATCATCACTATAAGAACCATTATAAAAGCTATTAGTTGCCTTTGCATAAGCAACCTCTCCTAAAGCTCCTAATATGCCATCAGTTAGTTGTGATTTAATTCCTTTGGTGTAACCATAAGAAAAGCCTTTACCCATTCTAAGGTTGCCTATGTACCTTTTAGCAGCCACATTTAAGGCTAGTTCAACTTCGTTGGCTTCTAGCTTAACTTTTATCATTCTTTGATCCTTTTATTAGTTGTTTTAATATAGTTGTTGAGGGGTTAAAATCGTAATCACTAAATGAACAACTTGATAGCAATATAAATATTATTAAGTATTTCATTTTCTATTCCTTGAAAAAATAGTTCTCCAAAACCATGAACGCATCATAGATATAACTGTAAATATAACTGCTATATGAAAGCTCTCAAGAACTGTTGGGTGTAAATCAAAAAATGGGAATATAAATAATTGAATTAAGGTAGATAAAAATAATCCAGAGCCTACATCAATTATAGTTTCAAATAAGTTTCTCATTTCTTTTTAATAAATCTTTCTTCTTCTTTTATATGCTTTTCTACTTCCTTAAAGCTCTTACCATTATTAACATGGTCATGCCAACATTCAACGCAGTAATCTTTTCCCTTCTCAATTACATCTGCTGGATCTTTGCATTTAATACAGACCTTATAATCGCCATATATATTAGTTTTAATTGTTGGCATAATAAAAAATCCATAGAACCAATTCTATTGTAATAATTGTTTCAAGCATTATTTAATCCTCCAAACTCTTACACCATCTTTATTGGTTTTTTCTTCTGGTATATTCTTCAAACTTCTTTCTGCGACTGCACCTTGTCCATAAAGCTCTATTAAATATCTTCTCAAAGATTTTGGAGAATTAGAATAATAATCAAAATCACATTTTTTATTTAACAAATCTTCCCATTCTTCATTAGAATATTCATCTCTTTTATCATAATTTACATGGACATACTCTGGTAATGGAAATCTAATACTATCTCCTATTTCCATTTCTTGAGCAATTAAATACAATGGATTTGTATATTTTTGACCTTTCCTAGCATCTTTTATTATTGGTACATTCTTTTCTATTTTAAAATCTTTGAGCATTCTATTTGTTCCTTTCTTTTATGGTTTTTAATTCTATTCCAAGTAACACCATTGATAGACTTTGATCCCTCTATTATGTTTTTAAAGGTGGCAATCTTTAGCTTTTCAAGCTCTATATCAGTTAAGAGTTTTTCTTTGTCTTTCATGTATGTTCTTTCTTAATTGGTTTAATTTCTTGCTCCAAAGCTCTTTCCACCCTTTAGGACAATTATATTTCATATGCTCTAAGTTTTTTAATCTCCGATCATCTGTAAGTTTTACATAATCAAATATTAAAGGCAATCCAAATTTATTTCTTGTCATTAATTATTTCCTCTATTTGCTAGTTGATGAAGTACCATTAACCCTAAAATTACAAATACACTAACTGCAAATGTGAACCCTAGAACGTAATATATATATTTTTTCATTATAGCACCTTATTAATTGGTACTTTTTTAAAAATATTTATTAATAATTTAAACTGTTTTTGGTTTAAATCTTTAATATCTTTTACATGGTTTTTTAATTCAATATCTTTTTGCATTTCTTGAATTAAGTCTTTTTTGATTTGCTTGTTTGACATTGTTACCTTTCTTTTAGTTTCTGACCTCATCAGTTAGGGATTTACCCTAAGACACCCCTTGTGGGGGTGTTTCGGTCTTTATTTTAAGTTATTTTTAATTAAACAAGTGTTATAAGCTCTTGAACCTACCGCAGCTAAATAGTTTTTAGCTTTGTCTTCGTTTTCTTTTAGCTTTTGCGATTGTTCTGGTGTTGGGTTTGTAACGAACTCAACTTTAACATTTTTCCAGGCATGGTTCTTAGCTTTTAAAAAACAAATAGCCTTTTGAGATAGCTCTGGAAGTTGTTGAACATCTACAGCTCTAGTAAATTCAACTATATCTTTATCGCTTGAATAACCGCTTAAACCACTCCAAGAAATAAAGTTTTTATCATCTTTAATTTCTGAAGTTAAAACACCCACTTCAGAATATGTTGAAGTCTTAACCTTGTTCCACTCTCCAGATTTAGGATTTTTAGTAGATGAAACTAATCTAGTTCCTCTTTTGTTAGTTTCTAACCAAAATCTTTTGTTAGTTTTTTTAAATCCATAAGGGTAATTATCAACCTCTACTGAGTTTTCAAAGCTGTCTTTATTGTATATATATTTAGTCATGTTTCTTTCCTTTGTTGATTTGTTTTTCATTCTTTATTTGTATCATTTTTGTATTAGATTGCAAATGATAAAACCATTAAGTTAAAAATAATTAATGTTCTCTAAATGTTCTTTATTGACTACCCATATTTTGACATATAGAAAGTCTAGCAAGGAAGGATTTAAAGAATATGGAAAAGACTAAGAATGGGTTCGCTATGATCCCTAATTCAATAATATATGATGATAAAATAGGGAATGAAGCTAAAGTCTTATTTTGTTATATAAAGTCATTATCTGCTAATTATAGGAACTTGAGAAACTCAAATTTATGCAAAAAACTTGGTGTTTCTGTAAATACCCTACAAAAAGCAAAAAAAGAGCTTGTTGACAATGGCTACTTAATTATTCACAGGTTATCAAGTGCCAATAGATATACTCTAAGACTACCCAAAAACAGGTTAATCAGGGTGTCAAAATCTAAGCAACCAGACTACCCAAAATTTGGGCAGTATTTAGAGAGTAATAACAATAGTAGTAATAACAATAATAATAAGAAAAAGTTTAAAGGTTTTAAGAAATGAATGAGGAAGAATATATTTATAATAATGAACCTTTACAATTAAGCTATAGGAACACCTACACCCCCCCTGAGAAGATTGAAATAGTTTATCAGTTAATGAGAGATTATGAGTCTGGAATGATGTCGGATGCTCAAGTTCGTTGGATCGTAAATAATGCGAAGTTTGGTTCTTTTACTATTATGAAGATAATTGATAAGTTATTATTTGAGAAGAAACTAAAGCATAATCCAATAACCCTTGACAAGCGAACATTTTACAAGCCTAAAAGACCTTTTGATTTGTAAAACACAACATATTGTGTTAGTAGATTATTAGACTACAAAAGCTCCCTTGCTTTGGTCTATTAGTTATATAACTGTTACTGGTGGAGTCTTTCCCTTTCTTTCTATCTCTGCCAGTAACCCTAAACAAAAGAATTATTATGGCAGGACGACCTAGAAAACTTAACAGAAAATTAGAAGAACAGATTCTAGAATTAATTGCTGATGGTTTAACAATTAGGCAAGTATTTGAAAGACCAGAGATTGAGTACACTTGGAGCAGCTTTAGAAAAGAATTATTAAACTCAGATGAACTAATGATGAAGTATAACCAAGCTAAACAGTTAGCGATTGACTTGGAGCTGAGTTCTTTAAAAGATAAACGACTAGAATTAGAAGCTAAAATTGAGTCTGGTGAGATTGATGCTAAAGCAGGTCAGAACTTAGTTAATCTATTTAAACTAACTATTGCATCTTCTCAATGGTCAGCTGGTAAGATTGCACCAAAAAAGTTTGGTAAAGCTGCTGAAACATTGTCAATTAAGTCTGATAATTCACAACCATTGACCATTTCATGGAGTAAATAACGAATTAATGATTAATATTTACTTTGCTAAACCTTCTAGAAGTGTTGATTTTAATGAGAGAGTGGTAAAAATAACACACATAAAAAGCAAATGCTACATATAAGAGTGATAAAAATACCACAGTTAATAATGATTCTAAACTGTTTAGCTGTTTTTCTCATAATCGTTTATTATCGGAAGAATTACTATTGATAGTCTGTAATTATCACTAGTAATAATTAATTGGTTTATGAAGAACAAATAGCGAACATGGGGGGTTTTAAAAGTGGTATACCCACTTTTTAGGTTACCTGTTGAAATAATATTGATACAAGGCATATACACATGGATGATAAATTTCTAAAAACAATAATCTTCATTATGAAGGATAAGACGACAAAGAAACCAGTTGTGATAACTCACTTTAGAGGTTTTGATAATCAAGCTGAAGCTGATGACTTTTCAGAGTTTTTAAAGTATCAATTTATAACAGAAGATGATTTTGATAATTCCAACAAAACTTTGCATTGAAAATTCAAATCGCTATGAATTATTTTAAAATTTCAATGAAGATTTGCATTAGGGGGGGTTTTGTTTGTCAGATCATAAATTAATCTTAGGAGATTGCTTAGACGAACTTCCTAAAATTTTTGATAAAAATATTGATTTAGTGCTGACAGATCCACCTTATGGCACAACAGCTTGTAAATGGGATAGTGTAATTCCTTTTGAACCTATGTGGAATCAACTAAAAAGAGTAATTAAAGATAATGGCTGTATTGCCTTATTTGGTAGTGAACCATTTAGTAGTAATCTTAGAATGTCTAATATCAAACATTTTAAATATGATTGGATTTGGCAAAAAACAACTGCTGGAAATATAGCATTATCAAATAAACAACCCTTAAAATACCATGAAATAATTTCTATTTTTTATAAAAATCAATCAAATTATTATAAACAATTAATTCCTAGAGATGAATTGGGAAAAAAAAGATTAAAAAATAAAAATAATCCTATAAGATTTAAAGGAAATAATATTACAGGAAGTATTAAATCTAAAAATTATGATATTAATCGTTATAATGAAAATTATAAAAATCCATCATCAGTTTTAAATTTTAAAATAAATAGAGGGAAACTACACCCAACACAAAAGCCAGTAGATTTACTAGAATACTTAATCAAAACTTATACTAATGAAAACGATACTGTATTAGATTTTACAATGGGTTCAGGTTCTACTGGTGTTGCTTGTAAAAACCTTAATAGAAACTTCATAGGTATTGAAAAAGATGAAAATTACTACAATATTGCTAAGCAAAGAATTGAGGGGGTTTTGATATAATATGAAACAAATTGTCATTCCTTATTCGCCAAGACAAATCCAAAATTTTTTGCATGAAAAATGCGATAAGAACCGCTTCAATGTAGTGATCGTTCACAGGAGAGGGGGTAAGACCGTCTTTGCTATCAACCACCTCATTAGAGCAGCTCTGACAAGCAGTAA